TCTAAGGTTCGCATCCCAATGCTTGATGTCACGGTTGATTATCTGGATCTGGCGCCCTGCACTGCCATGCCTCGTCTCAACACTGTTAGGGGAAGCAAGCACACGTTTCAACATGCTGCACACTTTTAGATCGTTGCTACGGCCAGCAGCAAACCCCGGTCCATAACAAGGAAACTTGTCCATCTGTGACTTAGATAGGTCGTAAAAGAGATAAGCTAGTTTGTAATAGGTGACTGGTGAGGTTGGAAAGATCGCGCGGCAGTCTTTTGCAACTACACTACCATCTTGGTCGTGGGTAGCACCGACCACCTCTGTTTTTCCAAATGCCACACACAGTGGCTCAGAAGTAACGTCGGCGAGCGATACCACCTTCCCACTACGCTTAGCTCTGACTCCAGAACATATCCGTGAGAACATCTTCTCCCCAAGCGCAAGCATTTCCGGGTCCAGTCTTTTCTTAACACCATGGAATATTTTGTACTCCGAGGCATTGCCCTGGTTGCACCTCTCCCTCATCTCTGTGCGGGTATACAAGCGGGGATCCATTAGCTTTGAGCCAACACCAGTGACGGAAATCATCTTTTTAAATATCTTTTTTGAGATATCCAGCGCTGCCATTAGTTCCCTATCATCGTCGAAGCTCACAATTCTCTCCACACAGTAGTTTAGCATCCTCTTGGACAGACGCTCACGATTGTGTTGGGTGAACTGTGCTGTTTCCACTATCTCCTCAATTGGTCTGGAAAAGCCCTTAGAGCTCGTTATGGCGCCACCCACCTTAAGCCTGTCAGCTATGTACTTGACCATTTTGCTATTGTACGTCGATAGCAACCTGGAGTCATTTGACGGGACAACTTCATCAACTCTAACGTTTGGGTTAGTCAGTTGCAGGGGGCAGACCGTAATAGATGGATTGCTCATTCCATCAGCCTTCTTCATAAGGTCCCGTAACAGTGCAGCCTCTCTGCGCCTCCTACTCCTTGTCTTCTTCCTAGGGGCGTCAACACCTTTGATGTCTGGTGATGGCAACTCGTCAAGAGCAGTGTCACCCCCTTCGAACCTGTCCTCCAACTTGCTGATCCGGTCATCAACACAGCCTAACAGTTCCTCCTCGACGTCAATCATGTGTACTGGACCACATGTATGTGATGCGTCGACATCCGACTCATAGGTGCCAGCCGCACTAAAGTCAACTACGACTTCCCTATGGGACCCGTCGGACGCTTCAAAGCCCATAGTAGCTTTGGTCACACTAGACTTGTTTGTGACGTACCTCGAAAAGAGGTAATTAGTGAAATCAGCAAACGCAGTCTCTTCATCTTGCAAATCCACGATTGGCCTCGACTCTATTGTGTCGTCAGCCCATGGTTTACTCGACGGTCCCTGTGTGAATTGTGCCATGTTTGTATCTAGAGTTATGCC